TTAAAGCAAGCCTTTACTGTATGGATAAACAGGCGCTAGACTCCTCGCGCTTTGTGCACGGAGCAGGAGCCTTGGCTGGACTTGCAGGTATCGTCTGCGGTTCGGCGACCTGACAGCATGTTGACGCATGCTTTCAGGTCGCTCCTTTCATTGGCCTGATGGCCGCTATTTCTTCGCCAGGCTGTCGTAGGCAGCCTCACATGCAAGCCCCGCTATTCGGGCTGCGTCATAAGCTTTTGCCAGCTCTCCCGCTCGCTGGTCAGCCCGCCGGAACAGGTCTGAGAGCACCATTGCGGCGCGGGTGGCTGACGCGCTTCGTTGGGCAACTGCGGGATCGCCGGAGGGGCAACTTGCTCTGCCTGCCAGGGCTCGGGCTGAGTCGTGCAGGCGCTGGCCAGCAAGATCAGCGGCAACAGCGTCAGCAGCTGCAGCGGTGTTTTGCGTTCGAGCATCGTTCGATACCTTGTCTATTGCCGCTTGACGGCGTTGTTCCTCGGCCCGGTTGGTCGTCGTGGCAGCGGCCAGACCCTTCGCCTGAATCAACTGCTGATCAGCCCACTTGCCCTGCCAGCGACCATCAGCAACATCGACGCCATGGTCATAGGCCAGGTACAGCGCACCGGCGAAAGCCAGGACGGCCAGCACCAAGCCGCCCATCCGCAGGTAGAGCGCGCTCATGCAAGCGCTCGCCGCACGCCCTCGGCAATGACTGCCGGTGCATACGGGTTGCCGCCGTTTTCGTGCTGGATGATCGCCGTCACGATGCCTAGCAGGGTCCGCTGACTGCGGATGTCGATCTGTGTGTTCGGCTGAACGCCCGCAGAAGTGGCGACGGCGTCAATGTATGCGCCGGTATTGTTCTCGGACGAAGGCGCCCATCGGTTGATGGTTTCGCGCACGGTGTCGATGCCCGGCGCGCCGATCCCTGGCAGGCCATCCTTACCGCGATAGTTGATCAGCAGTTTGGCCAGGGCACGGATACCGTTCTCCGGCGTATCGAAGCGGGCGAAACGTGGCGTCGGCACACCTTCCTCGTAGCCCAACTGGCCCTGCCAATCGTTGGCTTTGTTGAAGTCAATGTTGCCGGGATTGTTGTTGCGAATACCGCGAGTAGCTGTAGGCATTGCACTTTCCTCTGGACGAAAAAAAACCGCACGACGGCGGCCTGGGTGTGATTGAAATGGGTTATTTGATATCGATGACTTTCAGCGGTCCCTTCTTTTTCTTGCCGTCAGCATCGGCCTTGCCCTTGTTGCCCGCGTTGCACTCGACCGTCGTCGTCCATCCCGACTGAGTCCAGGTTTGTTCTACTGAATCGACCAGGTACGTGCCGTCCGCCCCATCCTTGAAGCCCTGGGCCGTAACCTTACTTTCGGCAAACAGATCAGTTCGCCCATTCATCTCCAGCCTTACCCCGGCCGTGGACCGATTGAAGGCATCAAGCCGGGCTTTGGCCGAAGCTTCAGCAGCAGACTTGTTCGGATGCAGGTGGCGGTCGGTATGTACCGGCGGCGTTCCTGCAGGAGCACTGTCGTTGCCGACGTCGACGACCTTCAAATCGCCCTTGCCATCTTTGTACCCGGCCCGGGCGCCCTTCTTTACCGTGTCGTCCGAGAACCTGAACTGCCACCGGCTGACGTCGGTACGGCTGATCGTCACAGTGGGCAGATCCTTACCGGTGGCGCTCTTCCCCTCATCCTTGGGCAGCACCAACAGCTTGCCGTCAGCGATCTTGGCTGTGCAGCCATACTGGTTGGCGAGGCGAGTGATGAAGTTGATGTCACTCTCACCCAACTGGTCGGCACGCTCAACGATGGTTTGGACTGGGCACACCGGCTCCAGCTCATTACGCTTGGCAACCTCAGTCACAATGTCGGAGAGGGTGACGCCTTCCCAGCTCCCATTTCGGGTTTCCTTCGCGCTGCCGCGTGTCTCTCCCGACTTGCTGCGAATGACGATGGTATCCGGTGGCCCGGATACCTCCACCTCATCAACGGTGTAAGTCCCGAGCAAGGTCAGCTTGTCGCTTTCCCAACCCAGCCACACTTCGATCTTGACCCCTTTGCGCGGCAAGGCGACCGCTCCATCACGGTCATCAATGCGCAGCTCGAAGTCGTCCGAATCAATCCCGGGCTTATCGACTGTACGTGCCAGCAGCAGTCGGTCATTGATCAGGTCGGTGATGTCTTGACCATTTGCAACGATGCGGTGAACGGGACGCATCAAACCTCCTGAAACGCAAAGGCCCGCGCAAGGCGGGCCAGTCAATGAGTTAGCTATCCAGATAGCCGCAGGTCAATCCCAGAGCGCGACAGACGCCGTGGCCACTGCGACCGGCAGATCCGGCAGCACGATCAGCAGTCCCACCCGGAAAGGTTGAGGCTCCCGAGCAAGACCTTCGTTTGCCTCCAGCACGGCCTCGACCGTACCGCGCAAATGTCCATAGAAGTGCTGGCAGATGGTGTCGAGCATGTCACCATCAGACGTTCTGCATGTCGTCGCCATATCGCGAGAACTCCAGGCTAAAGGCTTGTTTGCGAGGTATGCCGCCTGTGAGCAGCGCACTTTGTTCGTCGTCGACGCTCAACAAGCACCAGTTACCCAGCACCAGGCCATAGCCCGTCGTGAGCAGCAAGGGCTTGAGCTGCTGGCCGAAGCTGCGCAGACGATCCAGTTGCTTGAGACCACCCTTGAAGCCCGGGAAGATCGCACCCTTGATGCTGAGCTTTTCAGCTCCGACGCCAACTGCCTGCTGAGCAGGCCGCCGCATCAGCCGCTCCTGCTCGGCCCAACGAAACGCCGATGAGCGACGTAACTCGTCGAAAGCAGCTGTGTCGAGGTTGAAGTAATACGGCTGAATGCCTGACTTCGAGTCGAGGAACTGCATGATCATGAGGTGCGCGTGACCACCCACGGCTTCGGGCGCTGGCGTTACCTTCGGAGCAATCGCAGCAGTGGGCAGCACCACCTCCATCTTGGTACCGGTTTTGGTGGCCAGTTTGTCGATAGCCGCCTCGGCCCGGGCGCCCTGCTCCTTGAGAACACCCACGCGATCCTGCACCTGGGCCAGGCCAGTGGCAGCCTTGTTGTAGGTCGAAACGACCCGAGTGATGCCCGACTGTGCGGCGCTGATCGCTCCGGTTACACGCCGTAGCTTCTGCCCTATGAGGTCGCCCACGAAGGGCAGCCCTTCCAGGTCATCGGCTGCCGACGAGATAGAGCTGATCGCCCCGTTGACCGGGCTGATCATTCCCGCCAGGTCTTTGCGGCCGGTCTCCCCGGCCTCGACCATGTACTTCAGCCCACCTTGAAGCTTGTCTACATACTCCATCTACCCCCCTTGCACATGGGCTTCGTCATACATGCTGCTGCGCCCGGCCTGCCGACCGATGTCCCGCAGCCTGCGTTCCAGCTCCGGCATCAGCCGATCAATGATGCCCTGTGGATCCTTCGCATCGCCCTGAACCACCAGGCTGATGGTCGGTGATATCTGGACGTTCTGCTGCTGTACAGGCGCCGGGGCAGCAGGAGGGGCAGCCTGAGCCATCATCAGCAAAGGCGTCCCTGACGCGCTGGACTTATCGAAAGAACGTGCGACATCGCCCAATGCGGGCAGCGACGGCGCAGCACCGGCCGGTTGATCCCCACTCGCTGCTGTCTCGGCTTCAGGCTCATCATCCCCAAACCACTTTTTGCCCGCCCACGCACCCAGGCTGTCACCGCCCATCCCACCCAGAAAGGCGCCGATAGCGCCGCCAACGACAGTGCCGATGACGGGCACAACCGAACCAATCGCAGCTCCTGCAGCAGCACCGGCCAT